GGCAACAGGTTCTCCCCAATGGGCAGCCGAGTTCCAACAGAGCTTTTACCAACGGCTATCCGTTATGAACATGCACGAGCAGTGCTGTTTGATCAATTCGGTCAACACAGCAAAGCTAGAGAGTGCGAGAAATTGAAGCGCTATTACGAGCGCCGTAGCATGGATGAGTGCATCTAAGAACCATGCAAAAGGTCTACAACTTGCTCGGCGTGCTGGGCTTTGTGATGTCTGGAACGCTTGTTGCTCTTAGCGTCGCTGCTTTTGCTCGCATCCCAGGGATGATCGATGACATGGCCGCCGACATGATGGATGACATCACCGGCAAGGTGACTGAGATGGTGCCCGGTCAAATTGACCAGGCCATGCCAGAGTTGCCGACCAGCACCGGACCGGCTGTGCCGTTCAAGCTTCCATGAGCGATCAGGTCAACTCACCAGCGCATTACACCAAAGGTCGCGTCGAAGCCATTGACGTAATTGAGGATGTGGTCGCTGGTGCGCCTGATGCTGTGACTGGCTATTTGGTCGGTCAAACAATGAAGTATCTGCTGCGGGCATGGCACAAAGGCAACACCGTGCAAGACCTGCAGAAAGCTGCTTGGTATCTAAACCGCGCTATTGACAGGTTCAACGCTTGATACAAGAAAACCCCCGGCGTCCCGGAGGTTCTCAAGAGCTGATCAGGCTAAACCCGATGATCATTCGAGGATGACAGCGGCCCTGTCTAGCAGAGCACTCCCGTCATGCGCCCTTGACGCGTAATGAGACCGTCAATGACCCAAGTTCACCAACAGGTAGCAGTCCCCAAGGGATTGACTGCGTTACTGGCAGTATGACACGGCCTGACTTAAGTCACCATCTTGGTGTTGGCGGTTGGATCGTCGTCATGAGCTTCCGGCCCGAAGCCTTCCGCCTTGATTTTCGCCATGTCAAGTTCTGGAGTGGGTGCCTCCACTTTTTGCTCAAATGCCGCCAGCCACTCCCGTAGCGAGTCACCCGTAGGCGTCCCTTTTGGCCACTTCACCCACTTGAGGATCGCCTTGTGATCAGTAAATGGTCGAGCTGTTTTGCCTGACATTACGGTGTAGACGACAGGCGGACCTTCGCGTCTGCGGTTACGTTCAATCCAAAGTTGGCCTGCTGTAAACCGCTCTGACTTCATGCCTCAAATTCGTGAGATAGGTGTGCGAAGAATCGGCGTTCCTGACATCTCTGTTGGGAAGCCAATCCCGCCCCCTGTTTTACCAGCTGCGCCACCAGTTACTTCAGCAGCATTTCCAGTTATTGAAATGCCTGGCTGCGTAAGAGCGCGTATCAGCAAGGGCAAAGGCGTTGAGACTTTCGAGGATGATCCGCGAGGCACAATCACTTTGTGTGATGGAGCAGTTCCTGTATATGAAGCTCCTGACTACAGGCCTCGTGATTTCACATGGGTGCAGCCTCCAGAGGCTCAAATAAAGAAGCCGGAGCCAATGGCCCCGGCAACGATCCCTTCCCCAAGTGTGCCGGGTGCCGACCCCGACAATCCAAGACTGCCACCAAGTTCGCCGTGCCCCCCGTTTGGCGCGAAAGAAATCGGATCGTTTAACAAATTAGGTACAGAGGTTCTTGCGGGCTATGAGCTGCAAGATGGCAAGTGCGTGAAGATTTGGGATCCTGTACCTGTTGCGCAGGTCATCAATAATTATGTTCCCGACGCCGGACCGACCGTATCAGTCGCTGTAACCGCTGCAGTTGCCACTACTGTCGCAATCTTGAGCAAGCCGATTGCGTCAATACTGCAGAAGCTAGCCAAACCACTCACGAAGAAGGTCGTGAAGAAGCTTCTTTTGAAAAAGGAGAAACCGGTATCTTTACGGGAGCGGATCCTGGCGCAACGAGATCGGAATCGCGCACTAATGGCTTTACGTCGGGCTGTGGGTAAGTGATTTTGTGAGTGTGGTCCTCTACAGGTATCGGCTTGAGTACTACGTCAGCACAAATAGCTTTAAAAGGGCTGTTATCAGAGAAGCCATAACCATCGCGCAGGGCCTGCGAGCACGCCTTGAGACGACCCATCTCGTAGTTGAGCCGCTTGTCGGCAAGGCTTTGCTCGTAAAGAGCCACCTGCTTCTCTGCAGCTTTTAGGCACATATTGATAGCGCGACGATCTAGCGGCACTGAGATAGTGGCAGTGATTCCAAAGTTGTTGCTGAAGTTGCTGCGATAGCCCGTTCTCATTGGCTTCATGAACAGGACCTTCCCAGGATTGTCTGGGATGCCATCTGGTCCGTCCAAGCCAGTCTCTGGGTCGATTAGTCCAAAATTATCGCTGTTGTCGTAAACGGGCTCTTGGTAATACTCATTGTTCGGCTTTCCAAAGGAGTGAACGCCGGACATGAAGGGTGAAATATTTAGCGTTGCTCCGTCACATTGAATCCCAGACCCGAAGCTGAACTTTTGATATTGACCTGGAGTGATCTGCACAGCCTGATTGACCACTGACCCGCTGCTATTCGAGACAGGCGATGCAGTTGCACTGACCTGTGCAGCGGCAGGTGCTGTGTAAATCAAGCCGAGTAGCAGCGCAGTAGCTGTCGCTCTCATTGGCTGAATGTGCTGGTGGATTCAGTAACGCTCTCAATAATGGTCTCCCTGTCAATCATCACTTTCTCAATCAAGCCAGGCCCTTGATAGGTCTCAGCAAACTGAAATGCTGCCCCTGGATCGGACTGCTTCCAAGTTGTACGACCTGAGAAATTCAGACTATTTGTGCCTGGCGATGGGCTTACAACGCCATTCGTTGGCTCAACTCCAGTGCCACTGACCGTGTACTCAAATCCAGTGCGATACGACTCAGACACGATGCTCTCGCGGATCACAGATTTTGACTGTGTCGAGGACGAGACCACACCCTGCGAAAAATTAGGCACTACAGGAACAGCGGCTGCTGGCGATGCCAACAGCAGCAGTAAGGCACTAGCGGCTCTGCAGTTCACTGATCACCTGTCCGATGGCGCTGGTGTTCCCTCCGCCTGGCGAAATTGTGATAGCTCCAGCAGTTGTGATGGTGCCAGCTAATCCAGTGTTTGTGCCAGCGGCAGTACTAGTCACGTCGCCAAACGCCGGAACTTCGCCAACAGTTGGGGCTGAAGTAGGCACCGTGTCGCCCTGTGTATAGCTGTTGGCAAAACTGAAGGAGTTGCCAGCAGTTTTTTGAGTTGCGTCTGGAATCGTGATGGCATTGACGCCGTTTGTTGCAGCACCAAGCCCGCCAATTGCATCGCTAGTGGTGGTGCCGCCTGCGGTCACCGATGTGTCGATTCCGTTCCCGCTGATTGAGTAGCTATTTCCAACGCGAACAGCGCGGCTTGAAGCCCCGCCTACATCGAGCTGAACGCTGCTGCTCAGTCGATGAGTCAAGTCAGCCTGGGCAGGGGCAGCGAGCAAAGTAATCCCCAATACCAAAAGTGTGCGCTTCATTTGGTGGTTGAAGTGGTGCTTTTACTGTCAAGGTTAACGCTTTCATCTTTTTTCTTCTTGCCAGTTCTGTTCATGGTCAACCCGTAGCTCGCTGCAGTTGAACTGAGCAGTGATGCACTGAAAGTCACGTCGATTTGACCCTTGAAATAACCGACGTAATTAGCGGTGATAATGGCCATCGCCCACAGCATGATTGTGATGCGGACAAAATCACCAAGCCAGCCGTGGTCTTGTTCTTCTTGCTCTTGGCCTTGCGTTTCCTTGGTCTCTGCCATGATGGTTTGACGCTAGGGGTCGGATGGTGGTTGAAGTCTGGGCTGCAGTGGCTGGAGCGTCTGTTGGTGTGGCGTCTGCTGGCTTGACGGGGATCAATCGTCAGAACCAACAGGGACGTGACTCCCTGATACGGCTTACAACCGCTGTCGACAACCTAGCCAACCGCCTTGATGTGCTTCACGCAGACATCAGGACTCGCGATCAAGAAATTTTTGCGCGACTCGCGAATCTCGAGCAGTCAGTAGCGCGACTGGAAGGACGTAGCAATAGGAACTAAGGTATTGATGCTGTTCAAAACAGTCTCATGCTTTTAGTACTCAAGCCCTTGGTTATGACCATGTGGCGTTCCAGAGCCTTTAAAGAGCTGATCGTCGCGATGTTGGAGCGGATCGTTACGCGCACCGACAACGATTTGGATGACCTGGCTGTAAAGCACCTGAAGGATTTGCTGTTGCCTGACACAAGAGTTGAAAAGTAGGTTTTGTCCGGCATTATCCAGGTGACCTTGCTGCTTGGGGCCATGGGTCTTGCCTTGCTGCCTTTCTTCCAGTTCTTCCGTGGTACGCCCCATCAGCTGGCTGCAATTAAGGAGCTTGAAGAGCGAATGCCAAAAGAGCTTCTGGAGGAAGAGGACAACGCTTGGTTTGACGCCTGGAAAGCCAGTGGCATCGACCAAGAGGTCTACATGCGTTACTTCACCCAGCTCGACAA